CGCCACACGCCCGCCAGAACGGGGATACCGATACCCGCCAGCGCGTTCTGCACTTGCCTCATCCGCTCACGCCCTTTGCGATGGAAGCCTTCAGACCCAGATATTTGCGCCGGAAGGAATACTCGCCCAGTGTGGAGATCGTCCATTTTTCGTTCTGGAAGAGCACCCACATGCCCGGCTCGATATCATCGCGCCAGCGAATGGTGAAGTTGATCACGGCTTCCGAGTTTAAAACGTCGGCGGAGCGGTAGTGCTGGTTGCCTGCGTCTGTAGCAGATGACCAGACGGTACAGATCACTATGTCGCGCGGTTCGGGATAGCCGTTTTCATTCACCGCGTTTTCGGTGTATCCGATCTGTATCCGGTGACGAAGGTCGCCCGGTCGGGGCGAGCCCTCGAAGTTTTTATATCCGCGCAAACGACGTCACCTCCTCAAAACATCTTCGTCGTATCACGGTAGGGATAGAGCAGGTTCTCAAACGCCATCCGGAGCGTCACGTAGATCTGACGCTCCGGAGTATCACGGTTTTCATAGTAATGAGCGACCATGAGCAGAACGGCAAGCCGTACGGGCTCCGGCGCAGGCTCGGTAAACGTCACTCGGCAATAGTCTTCCGCGACTGCCTGCGCCTGCGCGATCAAGGATTCGATGAAATTGTTTTCCACATCAGACTCGATTCGAAGATGCGCCTTTGCCTCGGGTACTGTCACGATCATACTCGCACCGCCTGTTACTCAGCCGTTGTGTCAGCAGCCATCAGGCCGCAGGCTTTGAGCTTGGCCAGCAGGGCATTCAAGTCGTCCTTCAAAGCAGCGACGGTGGATGCGGTGCTGTCCGCCTGGTTCTCTGCCAGCGTCACGCCGCCGAGTACTTCCTCGGCAGCTTCGGGGAGCGTGTATGCCTGCGGATATGTCGGGACGTACAGCTTGCTGTCCGCCCCGATTTTCACTTCGACGGTGTCCTGCGCGCTCTTGGCAGCCGCTTTCACTCCGCCGAGCGCTTCTCCGCTTGCCGCCGCAGCCGTGGCCGTGATTCCTGTGACGGTCGCACCTTCCAGGATCGTCAGCTTGCCGCCGACGACCCACTCATTGCCGCCATGCGCGGCATAGTTTCTTGTGTTGTAGCTCATTGCATTTCCTCCTTAGGCTTTCATGGCCAGAACCTGCATGGCTTCGCCCAGAATCAGCTTGCCGTCCACTCGTTCGGACGCGAGGAAACCAACCTGCCCGGTCGCGGCGTACAATTCGTTGAGGCGCTTGAACTGGCGGCCCTCGCGGTCAGCGACCCAGTAATAGCTGAGATCGCCAAACAGAATGGCCTTGGCACCGGCAGCCAGCGTGGGCATGTACTGCGAGGTATAGACCGGGCGATTCAACACACGGTCAGGCGCACCGAGGGTTACACTGGGCTGCCAGATATAGTCTCCGGAGCCATTCTTCAGTTTGCGAAGTGTCTTGATGGTCGCGTCGTTCATGATGAAAACACCGTCCTGACGGTATGGCGCGCGCAGGGAGTAGTACAAGTCGATGATTTCGTCGAAGGTGACAGCGGTCGAAGACGCGGCAGTCACACCCGTCTGCGCACCGCCGGTAGCGGCCAGGATGCCCAGCGGTTTGCCGGTGCCGTTCCCCGTGAAGAAGGCTTCCTCTTCGGCAGCACCGATTCGGCGGGCGAATTCCTTGGAGATATAGGCGGGCATATTGAATACAGAATCATTGAGGAGCTCCTCGCTGATCTTGATCATGGTCGCCAGCTTATACGCGCTGATGGATACCTGACCAAAGCTGTCATCGCTCTCGGGATATGCCGCTTCCTCATCGATCCAGGCTGCGGTACCCTTGGAGACCGACACGGGAATCTTGCGCTCACCACTGGAAGTGTGGATGACGTGAGCCAGTCTCCGGAAGATATTTTTCTCTTCCAGCGCTTCGATCAGGGTGCGCTCGTACTCATCCGGCACGAGATAGCCGCCCTCGCTGTCAGTACCGACTTCCAGTGCGTTATACACTTCGGGACGAACGGTTTTGTTGCGCATGGCCTTCCAGAAGGCGTTGCGGTAGCTGTCCGTTGCGCGGCCAGTCTTTTCGTCCATGCCGGGCTGCAGAGGCTTTCCGGTGAGCGGCTTGGCAGTGGGTTGGTTGAGCTCGGCATCGATGGCCTGCTGGCGTTCCAGACGTTCGACCTCGGTTTTCATCCGGTCAACGTCCTCGACCATCCGGTCATAGGTGGCGGCATCTTCGGCACTCATGGTGCCATCCTCGCCGATGTGCGCGTCGCGGTATTTCTTGGCGGCATCCCACAGGTTTGCGCGCTTTTCACGCATGGTAAGAATCTGATTCATAATGATTTCCTCCAATCAATATTTGAGTTCATCCAGCCGCGTGTCGGTGTTTCTCACTTTCACTCGATCAGGATCGGGTTCCGGGGGCGGTATTGGGATGGATTCCGGTTCGGTTTTTTCCGTCATGGCGGCAGGATGAACAGGCTTCTTCTTGCGTTCAAACCATGCTTGCACTGAAGCCTCGGCCTTTTTAGCAAACGCGGCGCGATCTTCTGCGCTGTTGACGGGGTATTTGACCGGCTCGTCGGTAATAGCGTCCACAAAGCCGCGTTCAAAAGCGGCGTTTGCGTCCATCCATGTGGCGGCGGTCATCATGTCTGCGGCGTCATTTCGAGAAACCCGGACACGACGCTCGTACATGTTGAGGATGCTTTCCTTACAGGCGCGGAGCAGGTTGATCGCGTCGCTAAGATCGCGTTCGTTGCCGAAGGCAATCATGCTGGGATCGTGGATCATGAAGAGCGATCCAGGCGTTATTTCCAGCCGATCCGCCGCCATACAGAGCATGGTCGCGGCAGACGCTGCTGTGCCGGACACCGTGATGCTCACCGAGCCGGGGTAAGCACGGATATCGTCGAACATCCGAACAGCCGCATTGCAGCTGCCGCCATAGGAGTTGAGGCGAATGTGAACGTCGTCGGTATGCTCGTTTTTGGCTCCATATAGAGACTCATGCAGCGTTTCCGGTGTGATCTCATCGCCGAACCACATATCGTCATCGATGTATCCGTTCAGGGTCAGTTCTCTCAAGAGACATTCCTCCGTTTCTTGTGCGATTTGGGCGGCTCTTCGGGCTGCTGCTCAGGCGGAGACTGTTCGTCCGGCTGTGTATCCTGTTCCGTTTGAGCCATGCTGGCCATTGCCGCAGCCGCGATGTTGATGCCCGCCAGCGCACAGGGAATCATGTTCCCGTTGCAGAGGTAGGCGTTCCCTCCGTCCTCATCGGAGAGGGGGTTCAGGTTTTCGAGCTCTCGGATGTCGTTCGAACTCATCCAGCCGTTTTGTCGGGCAATGGCATAGCCTTCCATGCGGGATTTGTAATCGCCCCTCATTAAGCCGTCGATATTGAACCGCACGAAAAAGCGCGCTTTCTCTTGATCGGAGAAGAGCGCGCGATTGATTGCCTGTTCGATTCGTACCAGCCACGGGCGAATGGTGTGTACCGCGAAATCGATGCTGCTATGCTCGATATTGCTGAACGTCGCTCGGTCAAGGTTGCATACCAGGTGAGGCGGCACTCTGAATATTCGGCAGATTTCCTCTACTTGGAACTTGCGCGTCTCCAGAAACTGTGCCTCGGAATTCGGGATGGAGATCGGCGCGTAAGTCATGCCCTCTTCCAGAATGCACACCTTATTCGCGTTAGCGCTGCCGCCGTAGGCTGTGTTCCAGCTTTCCCGCAGGCGCTTGGGGTCTTTGACCGTGTTCGGGTGCGTGAGCACACCGGACGGTCGCGCGCCGTTGGCAAAGAATTTCCCGCCGTACTCCTCGGCTGCCAGACCCAAGCCGATGGCGTTTCGTTCCAGCGCGATTGGGCTATAACCCATTACGCCGTCGAAACCGAGGCCGGGGATGTGCAGCACGTCGTCTGCAGAGAGCAAAACTGTGCGGCCTTCCGAGGTGGTGTAGGTGTACTTGAGGTTTCCGGAACTGTCGCGGTCAACCTCCATGTGATCAGGCATCAGGGGATACAAACCAATGACCTGTGTACGTCCCGAGCGGATGATCTGGCAGTAGCTGTTGCCCCACAGAAGCAAATGGCTGAGCATCGTTTCCCGCAGAATGAATGAGGTCATTTCCAGGTTCGGTTCGTCATGGAGCACATGATACAGTGGGTGCTCAGTGGCTTTTATATTCCCCTTACCCGTGACTTCATACACGTGTAAAGGCAGGGACGCGATGGTCTCGGCGATCACGCGCACACAGGCGTATACCGTGCTCATCTGGATCGCCGAGGAAACGGTGACCGATTTACCAGCGCCGCTGGAGCCAAAATAGAACGCGGGCGCGGAACTAATCGCGTCGCGGGGCTTGTCGCGGGAGCGGAACAGACCTCGAAAAGGATTATTCATTGCATCCTCCTTGGTTTATTCATTCGTTTATGATATAATTACAATTGATTTACCTCGTTAAGGGGTATGGTTATGCAATGCGGCTTGTTTGATGTTTGGGTGTGCCAATAGCTTGAAATACTGAACTTCAGCTATATCATAGATAGAGTGATAGAGTGATGGATCAACCGCATGACATGGGCATATGTTCCCACAGTTAGGATATACACACTCATGATGTGCCGAGAGAATATTATGACGTACTATGTATAGAATTTTGAACTCCTAAAGCATACGCAGTTGCTTTCGAAAGGATATAGCTCCTGATGGACGATACACAGCTGTTGTTTTCAACAAACACATTCTTAGGTCTATACATAGCTAAGAAGTTCTATGGAAACAGGCATTACATATGGTTTACGACTTCGTTTCATGATTCGTCGCAGCCCAAAACATCTGATCCCCTGTGCAGGTGCCAAATGCTGCTTAAAACGATTGCCACCCAGGACACGCATGATGAATTTCTAGAGAACATTCGCATAGGTATGGAACGAGGAGCACAAACTAAGCTTGATGCATCCGCCATTTCCAAAGATGAATCATTAAAGATACGAGCATTAATCGATAAATCACGGGATGAAGCATGTATCAGGGATTGGTGTATGCCAATAGTTGTCATTACTACATGGAGTGAAGTAAAGCAATTCAGAGTTCCGTTGCCGGCGGATAAAAAAGCTTCAAGTAGTTCGATTGAGATTCTATGTAATGAGGTACCGCGTTCCGTTTTCGATATCTTCAACCTTGAAGATATAATGAACGATTATAATCCGTTTAGGAGGGGGGATATATAGTGTCGAAATCATACAAAAAGTCAACAAGAACCACTAAGTTGACAGCAGCAAAGTCCATCACACCAAAGTCATTCAGAATTGTTGATAATACGTATGCATGTGCCATCAAACGCTTATCATATAAACAATTACTGCGGGTTAGCTCTGCCGTTACCGCTACAACTGAAGGAGAAAAGGATGCTTCTCGATTATTCTTTCGGAGTCTGACGCCACCTGAAATGAAAGTGTCAAAATTGATCCGTGATGAGCCGAATGCATCAGTTAAGAGCATAAAGCTTCGCGCTTTAAGCAATCAACTTCAGCAAAAAAACAAGGAGGAAACTGCAGATGTAGATATCAGTGCTTTGCTTAATGAAGCAAAGCATTCAGATGATTTATAATCCGCCCCCTGTCTTCCGATCATGGCAGCTCTTGCAAAGGGGCTGCCAGTTTTTTTGATCCCAGAACAACGTCAGATCGCCGCGATGTGGGATGATGTGATCAACCACGGTCGCCGGAGTCAGCGCACCGTTCCTGCGGCATTCCGCGCAGAGCGGGTGCTGGCGGAGGAACAATGCTCTGGCCTTGCGCCAGCGGGCGTCGTACCCGCGCGCGTTTGCTCCGCCGCGCAGCGCGTCATGTCCGCGTTCCTTGCGATGATCCTCGCAGTACACCCCGCTTGCGCACAGGTTGGGACAGCCGGGATACCGGCAGGGTCTTTTCGGTTTCGATGGCATTTTTTCACCCCAACACCAAAAATCCACGGTCGTCATAGACGGAATCGCCGCCGTTCAGATTTTTCATGGCTCTATCCATTGCCATGACCAACGCGACTACGCCGTCTATCTTTTCCGTGGATTTTTCTTTATCCGGCTTTATGTTCCCAGCCGGGTCTGTGCGGACATAGACATTGTCGAAGTTCCACCTGAGCACCGGATGCCCACCATGGTTGAGCTTGCGCTCCAGCACGATCCTCATCAGTTCTTTGCTGGGCGGGGACATATCTTTGAACCCCTGCCCAAAGGGCACCATTGTGAAACCATCGCCCTCAAGGTTCTGTACCATCTGCGTGGCGTTCCAGCGGTCGTATGCGATCTCGCGGATATTGTAGCGTTCGCCTAACTGGCAGATGAACTGCTCGATAAACCCATAATGAACGACGTTGCCTTCCGTGGTTTGGATGTACCCCTGACGCTGCCAGGTGTCGTACATGACATGGTCGCGCCGCACCCGCAACTGCAG